GCCGTCGTACCCGTTCCGGCACGGGCCGACGCTACGGCCCCGACACGTCCGTCTAACGCGTCGACGACGGCCCGCCTTCCCCGCCGGGTGAATTCGGCACTAACCGACACGTTCCGGTCGACCCATTCGCCTTTGTCGTCGCCGAAGGTTCCCCGCCCGAAGCCGTGGGCGTCGTCGGCGTGCCCGAATAGGATTTGGTCGCCCGTCGACCGTGTCGATACGGTCGCGTCGGCTTCGACTTCGATTCGACTGATTCCGAACGATAGGTCGCGGTCGCGGCGGGTCGATACTTGTGTAACCCGACCCGATACCGACCGGATTCGTTCGCGGTTTTCGGCGACAAGACTGTCGATTTCGTTCCGGGTCATAGTGACGGGTGTACGTTCGTGATTGTTCGCGTCGGTAGGTCGCCGATTGTTAACCGGTACGACCCGATGTCTAAACTACGCCATTCGAATTCGACGACAGTCGACGCCCCGGCCCCTAACCCAATCGTTCGGGAATTGTAGACGCGGTCGTCTTCGTAGAATTGTACCGTTTCGGTTCGGTACGACGACGACGGGTTCGTGACGGTCGCCGACACGAATATCGTTTCCCCGGCGGCGGGCGTCGTCGTCGGGGATACTTNTANGTCGGCGTAGGTGAAGACGCCCGACCCGTCGACCGGCGACGGGGCGTCGGCGGTTTCGCCGGTTTGGCTAAAGTGTATTTCACGACCGTAGACTTCGACCCCGGCGACCGGTATGTTTTGGCCTTCCCGTCCGATTCCGCCCGATTCGTAGAAGCGTATCCCGGCGGCGGGGTTCCCGTCGTCGTCCGTAATGTCGCTTCGTAGTTCGTTCGACGTGCCGAACGCCGACGACAGTTCGATATACGAATCGAACGATAGAATGTCGTCGGAAAACGACGCGAAGTTCCCGTCGTATCGGCGGTCGAAGTCGCGGCGAATCGCCCCGGCGTCTTCGACTTCGTTATCTGTAAGGAACGCTTCGAAGCCGTCGAAGTCCGATAAGTCGGCGGCGTCGAACGCGTCGCGGAAGTCGGCGTAGTCGTCGCCGAACGCCGCTTGTAACTTCGGTACGATTTGCCCGGCGTCGTTCGACTGATTTGTAGGCTGTCGAAGCCCTAACCAAACCAGTTTTTGCTGTTCGGTGATTTCGGTCATAGTCACGTCGTTACGGTGCCGGTTAGGCCGATTTGCGTATAACCTTCCGTAGTCCGACCGACGGCGTCGATTTCGAAGTCGCCGACTATGTCTTCGGGGGGCCAATCGACGGGGATTACTTCGCCGACCGTCGCTTCCCGCCAATCGCTACCGGCAAGCGTGAACGTAATCGCCGAATCGTCCCACGCGTTTTCGCGTAGGAAACCACGGGCACGGGCTTCTAATTGGTCGCGGGTTCGTAACGACGGGTCGTTTATCGGTTCGGGTCGCGGGGCTTCGACGTTATAGAATTGAATCGAAGCCGAATCTTCGAACGACGCTTGTAGGTCGTCTTTGCCTTGAACGACTACCTGATTCTTTACGTCGTAGTCGCGGTTCACGTCTACGTCGACGACGGCGATACTGTCGTCGGCGTAGTCGATAGACTTATCGAACGTCCGGGTTCCCGCTTGTTCGAATCGTATCACGTCGTCGGTGTCGACGTAGACGGTCGCCCCGGCTTCGGTCGCTAATTCGTTCGCAAGCGTTAGAATCGACTTGTCGACCCGGCGGGTGATTTCGTCGTCGGTGTCGAACGCGTTTACGTCGATACCCGACCCGCGACTTCGTAGGCTAAACGGCGTCGCCCGAACCATATCTATCGCCGCCGCCCGACTGTCGGGAAGCGTGCCCGTGATTTCTAAGCGAAGCGTGAATCGGGGGTCGCCCGCGTCGGTCGTTACGTCGGCGTCGTCAAAGGGTAGTTCGACCATATTCCACCCGGCCCCCGTCGGTAGGTCGACTTCCCACCGGTAGCGTATCCCGTCGTGGTCGGTTAGTTCGACGAACGCGTCGAATAGGTCGCCCGCGTTGTTTACCAAAAACCGGGTTTCAAGGGCTAACAGTCGCCGACCCGGTGTGGCGTTCGACGGGATTGAATCGTAGGTCGTCGTGACCGTTCCCGACGTGCCGCCGGGCATACCGATAAACAGCGTATTCGACCCGTATTCGTTAATCCCGATTGTATCGTTCGTCCGTTCGAATATCGGGGCCGACGACGACCAATCGGTAGTCGACGACGCCGTCGAAATCATTCGGCTACGGATTCGTTCGTCGACTTCGAAGTCGACCGCTTCGCGTAGAATGTCCGACCGCGACATAGCGATAAACGGTCGATTCACCTTGCCGTATTCGGCTTGTGCCGCCTTCGTTTCGGCTTCGATTTCGACCGTTAGGTTCGACCGGTCGGCGTTCGACGGCTTCCCGATTACTTCGCCCGACCACACCCGACTACCGCCTTCGGTGATAGTCACGTCGGCACCGCTAACGAATAGCGACCGGTTCGCCCCCGTATTGGCGACTGTAATCTTCGCCGTGCCGATTTGGTTCCCCTTCGCGTTCGTGTAGGATACGTCGACCACGTCGGTCGGTTCTATCCCTTCGACTTCGACGATTGGTGTGGTCATAGGTCTAACTGATGTACCGGTCTAAGTACGTGAATTGAATCGTGCCGGTGTACGTCCGGGCCTTCCCTGATTCGGTGTCTTCGGTTACGGATAGGTTCGTAACCACGCCGTTTAATGTTCGCCCGTCGTAGTGTAATTCGTCAAATCCGGCGGTCGTAGTCCACCCCCATTCTAACGACGCCCGTTCGACTTCCCACCGGAAGCCGAAGTCGTGCCCCTTCGACTGATATTCGGGCGTGTCGCTATTCGGGTAGTCTTCCGATTCCATCCCCTGTATGTCGAAGTCGATTGTAAACGTCCGAAGGTCTAAGACTAACTTCCCGCCTAAGACCCGCCGCGACACACCGGATATAATCGAATCGGTGATAAGCCCGTTCGATACTTCGGTTTGAACGCGGGTCGATTTTAACTTGAAGACTTCCGACCCGTCGTTTCGTCGAAGTTCGACGCGTGTATCCGACATACTATCACCGCGTACCGGCGACGGTAGAAGTTTTCTTCCCTAACGCGTCGGCGATACGTTCGGCGAAGTCTTCGATTTCGCGGCGGGTCATATCCGCCGGGTCGAAGTCGCCGCCTTCGATATACACCGCCAATCGTTCGACGTTCGTGATACTGTCGCCCCCGCCGCCCGACGTTCCCCGTTGTGCCGCTTCGACGATTGGTCGCGGTATCACCGCTTCCCCACGGTGAACGACCGCCGCCCCCGTGTCTTCGACCATACCGCCGACTTGTAGCCGGGGCAAGGGAATCGACCCGCCGCCGATTCTATGACGCATCCCACCGGCCCAATCCGGGGCACGAAGCGTAACCGACGGGATATTCACCCGTGGGGGAACGACGGCGTTGAAGCCCGACCGAACGCCAAACGTCGCCGCCGACCGGATTTCGCCGAAGAAGCCCGTAATCCGACTTGTCATATTCCGGGCACCGTCGGTAAGCCGTCGCCACGACCGCCGACCACGCGTCGCTATGTCGCCGAAGTAGCCGACCGTTCGGTCTTTGAGGTTCCCGACGCCGTTCCCGATATAGACCCACGCGTCGTCGGCGGTGTCGCGTACCCGACCAATCTGTCGACCCCACGCCCCGACGAAGACGCCGGTCACTTCGCGGGCACGGGCAAACCCTTCCGAAAAGCCACCTTCGAACGTGCCGATAATGAAGCCGCCTAACACCGCAAGCGGCCCGGCTATCAGACTAAGGACTTGTAACAATCCGTCGCGGGCGGCGTCGGGTAACTCCCCGCCGACGTAGGCCCCGAANTCCCTGATTCGGTCTAACGCCCCGGTCGTGTGTAACATCCACGCCCCCAAAAGCCCGATACCGACGGCAAGGGCACCGATTAGGATAAACTTCGCGGCGGCGGCACCTAACAAGACCCCGGCTAACACCTTCAAGCCAAACACGACCTTCCCGGCGATTCCCCCAATCGCAAGGGCACCCATACCGGCTTTGAGTAGGCCGACCGCGACGGTCACACCCTTAATCGACGCCGCAAGGAACGCGTTCGTCTTCGCCAATCCTAACAGCGTCCCACCGACGAACGCCCCCGTCGACCCTAAGATTCGAAGCGAATGGGTTAGGATTCCCGTTTGTCGACCCGTTTCCTTCGACCGGTTCCCCGACCGCCGGACGGTTCCGGCGAAGCCGTTCAAAGCCGACGCCGACGATTCCGACGTGTCGGCTAAGTCTTCTTGTGACTCTTGAAGGTCTTCGGTCTTCGACCGGGCCTTATCGGCCCCGACGACCTTCGCTTCGTATTCGATAGTGCCGACAAGTACCATTTAGCGGGTCGACGGCGTCGCGGGCCTTAGTCGTTCGTTACGGATTACAGCGGCGACCCCGGCCCGGTCGTCGGCGATTGGGCGTTCGCCTTTTGTTCGGCGTTCTTCCGTTCTTCTTCGTGTAGTTCTTCTTCGTATTCGCCGCGTTCGTCGACGATAGCCAAACGTAGCGCGACTTCCCGGTCGGTCATACCCCCGCCTTGTGTGTTCGACTTCGACCATTCGGGTTTGGGCGGGTCGAAGACGTGGTCGGGGGCACGCCATAGAAGCCACGCGACGACGCCGACGGCGACCCATAGCGACGTGACGCCGTAGGCCCCCGTGTACGCCCCTACAAGCGTTCCGACTATCGACGCGACTGATAGCCCACCCACGACACGAAGACGCCCGTAGCGGCTTACAGCGCGTCGTAGTGACGCCGCTACGTCGTGACGTTCGCCGACGGTCACGGTCGACCGGTCGACGCCGTGAATGTCTTGTCGCGTTAGCCCCGTATCGTGTAAGACGTGTTCGGCGACTTCGCGGTGTATCTGTATGTCTTCGGCGTCGCGGGCCGATTCGCCCCGAACGGCCCGCCTTACACGTTTAAATCAGCGTCGGGGATATTGGCGAACGGCGGCGGTACTTCTTCCCACAAGTCTTCGAAGACCGGATTATCGAAGCCTTGCCCACGATACGCCTTCGTTAAGAATTCGCGGATACCGGGGGCGTCGGGGTCGTCGGCCCCCGACCAATCGACGATAATGAATTCCAACATATCGACGTAGTAGTCGGCGTCGATAGTCACACCGTCCGGCCCGGCGGTCGTGTTTTGTTCGACCATTTTTTGCTTTCGACGAACCGGTACGTTTTCGCTCAGTTCGAACCACCACCGCTTTTCGGCTTCGTGGTCGGCTATCCAAACGACCCGCGTGTCGCCTTCGTCGACCATAGCGTCGGCGGCACTTCCGGGGTCGTAGTCGCGTAGTTCTTCCGGCGGTTCGGGGGTCGCCCGACTGTCGTCGCTCATACTGTCGGTTTACCCACAAGGTCGGGAAAAGCGTGCCGCTACTATTCGGCGGGCGTGCCGTCGTCGTAGGTGATATACCCACGGTCGGGAAGAAGCGATACCGACACGTCCGGGCTACCTTCGTCGGGGAACGAATACGGGGCCGATTCAATCCCGACGCGTTCGAAGTCGAACGATAGCGACGCCCCCGCCGGGTTCGTGAACGAAATCGACGCGTTCCCCGCGTCGTCACGCCCGATAAGCGACTGAAAGAGGCTACCGTCGACCGGCGTCACGTCGACCGTGATAGCGTGCCCGGCGTTCCCGTAATGGATTTCGTAGGGGTCTTCGGGGTCGTTCGGTTGAATGTAGTAGCGCGGGTCTAAGTTGTTCGATAGTTCCCACGAAAAGTCGGTCACGCGGGCGTATTCCGTACCGTGTAGCGTAAGGTACGAATCGGCGTCGTGAAAGAGCCACGGGTCGGTATCCGGTTCGGGGATTCCCGTCGTCGGCGTCGTGCCCGTCGTTACGCCTTGTGCCTGAAAGGAAAGGTCGACTTCTAATTGGGATTCGTTGTTTACGTTTATCGTTCCCGAATCGACCGCGTTCCCGACGAAGGTGCGAACGAAATCGGCGTCGCCGCCCGCCCCGAAGTAGGTCGCTTCGACTGTCGCCGTCTTCGGTAGCGGATTGTTCGATACTTCGATTACGCCGTTCGCGTCGGCTTCTTGCCCGAATAGGAATTCGAAAGGGAACGCGTCGACCGGTTCGACCGTTAACGACCCGCCGTCGTAGGTATTCCGCCCCGGTTCCTTGCCGGATATTTCACGACCCCGGTTCGAAATATCCCGGTCTTCTTGCCATTCGACTTCGGGGTCGGGCATATCGCCCGCGTCGGTCACTTCGCCAAACCGTCGGGTCGGCGTCACGGCGACGCCGTGGTCGTCTTCAAGCCCGACGGCGATTTGGGCGTCGTGCCGGACTAATGGATAGGTGCCGGTCGTCGACATACACACCGGTAGCCGGTCGACCGTCTTGAAGGTTCGCGGCGGAAAACAGTCGCGTTAGTCGCGGTCGACGAATTCGAATTCCGATTCGCCGTCGGTGCCGTAAACGTCCGTCCCACCGTGCCCGCCCGATATGACTTCGCCTTTGCCCCCACACGTCGGGCACTTGAACGGGCTTCGTCGGTTCCCGTAGCGGTCGGGGTCTTCCGGGTCGGGGCCGGTCAGACTTCGAACGCCGACGGTGTCACACCCGACACACCGAACCGCGTAGTTGAAGCCGTATTCGCGGGTGTCTATGTCGTGCCCGGTTAGTTCGTCCGTGACGTGGGCAAGGGCTTCGTAGGCCAATCGTTCGCCGTGCCGGTCGACCGCCTTCGACACGCCCGCCGCCCGAATCGTTACCTTCGCCTTTTCGAAGTCCGACACACGAAGGTCGAAATCCGTGTGAGACACGTAGGCCCCTTCGTGGTCGAAGTAGTCGCCATACGCGACGGCTTCGACGTTCGACACACCCGACACGCCCCCGACGTGGTCGGGTTCGGGGTTCGCGTCGATTTCGACGTAGCCGAAGTCGCCGGGGCCAATCTTCGGCGGGATTTGGCCGTCGTCGCGGTCGTGGTCGAAGTCGTCTAACCGGGTCACGACGACGTAGCGGGTGCCGGTCGTCGGGCCGGTCATGGCCACCGCGTCGCCGACACGAAGGTCGGCCTTCCGAATGTGGGCTACGTCGCCCGTCCGTCGGTCGTCGGCTTTGAGGACTTCCCCGCCGTCGGTCACGGCGACCGGTTCGTCTTCGTCGGCTTCGAATTCGCCGCCGAAACAGTCGCGGCACCCGAAGGCCGAATCGTCGTCGTAGTGGTCGACCGGGTAGGTTCGGTCGGATTCACACGACGGGCACGACGGCGTATCGAAGTCGAAGCGGAAGGTCACGCCGTGGGTTCCGGCCTTCTTCGTGATTTTACCGGGTCGCCCGGTCACGACGCCGCCCGCCCCGCGAATGAGTTTTTCCGCCGCTTTGTAGGCGGCGTCGTGGGTGTGGGAAATCCCGACCTTGCCCGTCGCGTGGTCGCCGTGGTCGACGACGTAGGTCTTGTCGTTTTCGTGCCCCTGTATGTACGAATGGAAATCGGCACCGGCACCGATTACGATTCGGACTTCGGTCGCGTCGCGGGGCTTGCGGGTCGTAATATCCATAGTGTCGTAGTGGTCGTCGGCGATTAGGTCGAATTGGGTCTTTGCGTCCATACCCTACATAAGCCCCCTACCTATATAAGCATATCGCTACGTTACACCGTAGTAGCCAATCGGTACGGACGGCCCACACGGCCCGCTACGGGCTTCGGTGTCGACGACGTACAATCACCCACGGACGAACGGGCGGCGTCACACGGCGAACGTGGGGGCGTCTACGCGGGGGCTACGCGTTGACCCGACGTGACCGGCTTTCGAAGCCGATTACGATTTCGTAGACGTAGGCCCCGAAGGTATCGTCGTCTAACGGCGTGATTGGTTCGAAAATCATTCGGTCGTAGCCGCCGGGTGTGTCGGGTCGCTTCCGGTGGGCTTCGATTATCCGCCGGAATTCGTCGAATAGTATCGCCCGCCGACCCTTGTTCGACGCCTTCAATTCGACGTAAACCGTCGCGTCTACGTCTTGCGTTCGCATAAACAGGTCGTGGTAGTCGATTGATAGCGACCCGGTTTCGCTACATTCGATATAGTCGTAGACGCCCAAATCCCGACCCTTGCCGATACTGTCGGATTCGGCGATTACTAACCGGTCGTCGTTCACGGTGTCGCTATCCCATTCGGATTTTACAAGGTCGATTAGGTCGTCGACCGGCGACGGGTTCGGTTGACTCATACGTTAGGCTTGCCCCCTACGTTCGTAAGTCGTTTCGCCCCGGCGTTGAACCATGATGTAACCAGATCTGTAACAAGGTGCCTCTATCCGACGCTTCGTCGGCGACTATGTCTTGTGACGTTGAAAAAGCATAATCGAAGGTTCGNNNGAATATCTTCCGGGCGGCGTCGGGGTCGTCGGTGCCTTCGTAGTGTTGGGCGAATTGGGTCGCCGCTTGTTTCGCCGCTTCGAAGCCCCGACGCAAGAAGAAGACGCCGTCGGTGCCCGTGTCGGCGATACTCATAACGACGACCCACGCGACTTGTCGCTTGTGTTCCGGGCTATTCGGCGTCGGTGATACGGTGCCGTCTTGGGTGGTTTCAAGCGGCACGTCTTTCAGGTCGTCGTTTAGGTCTTCCCACTTCCGTAGTACCCATTCGTGTAGTGGTTGAAACGGCGGCGACGTTCCCGTGTATTCGGTCGGGAATTCGACGTANGCGGCGTAGTCGGCGGTGTAGCCGACCTTTGCGACCACGTCGAAGTTTTCGAATAGGTCGTCGATTTTCGACGTGTCGAATTCGACGGTCACGTTCGCCCCGGTCATAGGCTACGGTCGCCCCCAATCCTTGAAGGTCGATTTCGCGTCGTCTTTCCAATACCCGGCGACCGACGCAAGGTCGGGGGAATCGCCCCCGCCCGACGGCACCAATTCGCCGTATTGGTCGCCTTCAATCAGTCGGGCGGCGGTTAGCATAGCGACGGCGTCGGTGATTCCCGACGGGGCGTTCGTGACTAACAGCGTGTCGCCGTGTAGGTAGTTCGACGATTCCGTGTCTGGTTCCCGACCGAAGCGATAGGTCACGCGTAGCCGGGCGTCTTCAAGGTCGACGCTTCCCCCGTGGGCCGTGCCGACCGGCACGAATAGCGACGTATTCGGTTTGATAACGCCTTTTCGCGTGTCGACGACATACGATTCGCTACGGCCCTTTTGGTCGGTCACGTCGTCGACGCTTCGGGGGTTCAAGACTTCGACGGCGTCGCCTTCGGCGGCGTCTATGTCGAAGACGTGAATATGCGGAAGGTTCGCCATACCACGACGCCCGCCGCTTCGGACGTTCCGACGACCGCCGCCCCCGCCCCGGCGTGACCGGCGTCGCTTTCGGCCCGACCGTTCCGACGCGGGTAACGTTACCCGTACTTCGTAGTCGGATACCCGGCGGCGTCGCCACGCCCGTTTTGTCGCGGCGTCGGCACGGTTCGAAAAGCGAACCAGTAGGTCGCTTACGGCCTTCTTCGTAAGCATACCACCGTCGGCGACTTCTACGTCGGCGGGCGTGTCGGGTAGGTCTTCGAATCGCTTGTTTCGGATATTAGCGAAAACGTCGGCCCCGTCGGCGTAGGCCGTGCCGGTGTCGATTAATTCGCTTTCAAGACGGCCCCGTTTAGACATAGACGACCGTACCGACGCGTCGGTCTTGAAGGTTCGCGGCGGAAAAGGGTCGGTCGCTTATTCGTCGTAGGCGGTCGCGTCGCCTAAGCACACCTTCGACGACGTTTCGCCGTCCCACGACGCGGGTACGCCCAATTCGTCGGCGACGCCTAACAGCGTGTAGGCGACTAACTTCGCCCCGACCGGCGAATCGTCGGCGGCACCGTAGCCGACGTACATACTGTCGTAGTAGCCGTCGTTTTGAGCCACGTAGTAGGCCCACACGTCGGCGTCGCCCTTGTCGGTACACCCGTTACACCCGCCCGCGACGACCGTCGCGTCGGTGTCGTCGTCGGCCCACGCTTCTTCGAACGCGTGTAGGACTTCGGCGAATTCGGGGGCGATTACGTGCCCGGATTGGTAGAAGTCACACGTCGCGGTTCGCTTGAACGTGTGCCCGGTGTAAACCATACCGTCGTCGCGGGTCGCCGATTCCGGGGGCCATTCGTCGGCTTCGTCTTCGTCGGCTTCGATTTCGTCGGCGGTTTCGACGACTGTCGCGGTCACACGAACGCCCCACCGACCGGACGAATCGGACGTTTCAACACGTCCGGCGATTACGCGGAAGGTGTAGTCGCGGGCGTTCTTGCGGTCTAACGACGCCTTGAAGACGACGCCGTCGCCGTCGTACCATTCGGGGTCGATTTCGTCGACGACTAACGGGGTCGCCGGAAGCCAATCGGGGCCGGTCACTTCGACGCGGTCGCCGACGTGAATGTCTTCGGGGGCCGTTACGCGGATTTCGGTTTGGGTCTTTGCTTCCATACCCTTACTACGCCCCCTACCTATATAAGCGTAGCGTTATGCTACTTGTGTGTTAGCATACGGTAAAAGTAGTGTAGTCGGCCTATTCGGCGAAGCGTCGCCCACACGACCGACATTCGAAGACCGCGACGTAGCCGGGGTCGACGGCGGTCGGGCCGGTATTCGTCGGGGCGTCGCCCACGTAGTCGCCCGTTCCCCCACAATCGGGGCACGCGTCGACGGCGTCGTCGGGGGCCATATTAGGCGACCCGCCGTTCGACGAAGGTCACGTCGTCTATGTCGACCTTGAAGTCGGTTCGGCGACTGTCGGCCCCGTAGGCCGTCGACGTGTGGGCGTCGAAGTCGTAGACGACGTTCACGGTGCCGTCGTGGGCGTCTACGTCGGCCCACGCCCGTCGGCCTTCGTATTCGATTACGTCGCCGTCGGTGATTACGCCGTCCGGGGCACCGGTCATTACGTCGGTTATGTCGACCGTGATTTCTACGGTCGCGTTGTAGTCGTATTCGTCTTCTTCAAGGTCGGGCACGAACTTCGCGGCGACCATTCGCCCGTCTTTCCATAGGGGCACGCCCCGCGTCGTCGACCCCCGAACGTCTACGTCGATTTCGACGGGAAGGTCGCCCGCCCATTCGTTGATTCGGCTTCGCATACCTTCGACGCGGTAGGCCCGAACGTCCATACCGATAGTGAATTTTCGGCTAACGGTCGCCGGTTCGTCGCCTTCGTACCACCCCGACGCGAAGTTCCCGGTCGAACCTTCGCCGGTCACTTTACACCCGGTCGCCGCGTCTTGTAGGTCTTCGAATTCGCTGATTAGTCGGCCTAACGCACCGCCGACGGCGTACTTCTTCGTAATGTCGTTCGTGTCGGCGTCGATAGCGTCGTAGACGGTCGCGGCTTCGGTTTGGGTCTTTGCTTCCATACCCTTACTACGCCCCCTACCTATATAAGCGTAGCGTTCCGCTACACGGCTATGATTCGTCGATAAAAAGTCGGGATTTCGGGCGACTACGCCTTCGTGCCGAACGCGACGACTGTCGCGGCGACCGTCGATTCGGCGTCGCCGTCGGTCACGGTTACGACCGCTTGTGTAGCCCCGTTTTGGGTCCACCCGCCGACGCCGGAAGCCGACGATACGACTAACGCCGGGGGGTCGGCGAAATCCCCGTGCCGTATCATAGTCGACCCGTCGCCGTCTTCGTCGGTGTCGACTTCGACTTCGTAGACGACCACGTCGTCGCCGTCGTGGGTCGGGTCGCGTCGGGCTACTTTTTCAAGTCGTTTCATAGGCTACGCGGGTCGGGGGCTTATGCCCCGGCCCCGCC